ATTCCATCTGGAAGATAAATACTTTTGGATTACTAGCCTACCTGTAGCCGCAATAACTTCAGAATTGAAAAAAGTTCCATTACCTGTTCCTTGATATCCATCTCTAGAAACCATAGGAGAATACTCAATAGAGTTTGAGGTAGAAAAATAAAACTTCTTTCGCATTCCACCACGGTAACCAGCATACGCTGGCAAAAACCATGAATGAAAAGCAGTAGGACCTAATGTCAACGATGTGACACCATCCTGAGCTAAATCAATTCCATTTGGATCATACCCAGTGTGATATGGCAAATTCTTATTCCGCAAACCATTAATACGTATCGTATCCACATTTGCTTTGGTTGGAAACCAATAACGTGTGAAACAATAACGCTTACACAATTCTCTGATGGAACAAGGAGGATCACCGTAATACACTAAATATGTAGCATCTTCTTGATCTGATTCACTAGCAATTACCATCGTTTCTGACGAAGAAGTTGGCTTGTCAGACATAGTGGTATCCCCAACTTCAGTATTGAGGTTCCCACTCTGCGAAGGCAAAGGTTCAGGCCACAAGTGAAAATTGTGCAAATTAGCATTGCCAGGCGCAGCCAACTTGAAATCATCACAAGCAGAAACATAAACATTGATACTAATAGGTGCATCAACGCTAGGACACACAAGATCATTAAGAACAACTAATTCCAAAATTCCATTTTCCTGACCTAGAGTATTAAGCAATCTCACAGCACTGGAAAAATTCGATCCAGTACTATAAGGTTGTCCACACTCCAACCAAGGAATAGATTGGCCCCAGCCAACCACAATTTCGAAATCATCTGTTTCAGCAATATCAATTACCCTGGAATAGTTAGTGTTGTACTCAACGTTCGCAGAAAATTGGTTAGGATCCCATCTTGCCAGAATACGACCTTTATGAAAATCGCTCTTAACAATTTGAAATCGAAACTTAAGTGAACCTTGCCACTGTTCAAAAATACTAGCCATGTGAGCCAATGGAGTCATATGAATTTCTCCATTAATATTGTCAAGCTGCATTGGTAACACTCGCGTGTTCCACAATAGAGTATCAGGGCCAGCATCTGGAGTCCAGGAGAATTGAGTCAAGTATGATTCTCGTTTCACATAATCAAGAATACCCATTTCATCAGTCCCATCTAAGCCCACTGTACGGGAATCTACAGTTAATTCTGCTTTACTGTCTAAAGTAAGCTTCAAAGCAGCATCAGCAGCATCAGTATTTGCAAGATTTCCAGTAGGCATCGGTTTAAACTGTTGAATGTCAGTAACGATATTTGGTCTCGAATATCCAAACATTTGTGCAATACGACTGGCAGCAGTTGCTCCAATTTGAGTCGCAGTCATGTAAGGACCAATAATAGGTAAATCCGATAATGCACCAGCTGCTTTCGCAATTGCTGCTGCAGGTTTCGATATAATACCTTG